GGGCACCAGTATCTCCCACACCGGGTCCTTATATGGGGGACCAAGCCGCCGGATCAGTTATCAGTAAGCTTTAACCATTGAATTTACTCGATTTCATGTGCAAAGTTGTGATACCGCTCGTCATCGAATACCTCTCGTACGTTCGATGCAATTAGACGGTCACACAATTCACCCAAATCATGGAGTCCCAAATCGTATTTTTCCATGACTACATCGCGGAAACTGTCTTCTGAAAGCACAACCCTCTCGGAAAGAATTGAACGATATACGTCTTGGACTGAATTGACGCCCTGTTTTGCAAACCAGGTTAAATCGTGTAGCCGCAAGCTTGCGACCGGGATGTTGAGCTTAGAAAAGCGGGAAAGAAAGTAGTCACGCATGTAGGCTGCATGTCTGAACTCATAAGCATAGGATAGGGCCTTGCCCGCTATGTATTCATCATCACTCACCTCTTGATTGCGGTTCGCACGAGCATTGAACCTGCAAAGAGCTTTGCCGATGAGTGGGACCATACAGTCGCTATCGCCCGCAGGGACGAAAAACCTGGACAAAAACGTTAAGTCGCAATAGAAATTACGCTCGGAAGCCTTGAGCTTCATGCCAGCGTTAAGACAATGCTGTGTCCAAGCGGTACAGGAAATACCGTCGTCACCTGTTCCTGCTGCTATGTCATCACCAAGGATAGCAGCCACGGTGTTTCTAATATAGTTGGCTTCGCAAAACGAATACCAAAGGCAGAAGTTCCACCATGTGTTCCGTCCTGTAGTATCTGTGCCGCCGGTGGCTAATTGATTGGAGATGTCGGCTGAGATACCATAATCGTAGGAAACAACACGGAAGGATCGTGAATTCTCTATATAGAAACGCCGAAACCATAAGGGGGCTCCAGATCGCTTCAAGCATTGTGCGAAAATCTCATGTACGTCTACCAGTTGACTCTTGTCATTTGCTGTAAAATCGCCCTCGTAATAACGGGACTTGCCACGAAGACCTTCGGCGATTTCGACGTCGGTCTTTGTGTAAGCGAATATGACTTGCTCAACCACTGGGTCTGAGAACGTGTTTAGCGCGTTGTGGAGCCTCTTGTTAAATTCATCCATGAGAGGCCCTGTAAGGACGTTGTATTCGTCTGAACCTACATATATAATACGCGGTGCCCAGGACGGGTCGTTCCGTTTTAAGAGTACTTCTCCCTTGACCATAATGGCCTTGGTGTTGAGGGAGCGGAAGTCCACGTCGTGAAGGTTGTTCAATGCTGCATGCATTCTGTGCTGCTTCTCAGGGGGGAATTTCTTCACCCAACGGTCATAAATGTCCTGAGTCCAGTCGTAGCTGTGAACCTTCGGGAAAACACGGGCGGCTAACTTAAAGGCCGCCTTCACAATGGGGGGGCTAACTCTTGCGTCAGAATGGAAATTACAACGCTTGCCGAAAGCGGCAAGCATGCTCTGAAAGTCATTTCCAGTGACGACCGGTACTTGTTGGCGGAGTACCGGACCCAATTGATCAACAGG